ACACGAACCCAACTTCTTACATGTTTAGAGGAATGCACCCGAGGAAGTATGGTTTCGGTACATCTTTTCAGTGGGTTACCGATCGTAAGCTGACATTCAGATGGGCTAGAACTCAAAGCTACATGCTTGATGAACCCAAATGGCGTTCACCTCCAGCGTATGTGCACGAAGCACCCGCTATGAATGGTTTGACAATGACAGCAACCCCCTTGTCAGCTTCTGAGTACGTAACAACCCTTGTATGTAAATACGACATCCGCACTTCGGGTTTTCATCTGAGCTGGTCGAACGCGGGAGTAGTACTACCGCAGCGACAAGGGCCATCCGAGTTGTTGGCGCACGAAGCGGGCGTGACGAACATACAGGGGGGGAACTCGGAGACGGCACAAGGGCCCGGGCCGGCACCACCGGACCTCCCACCAACGTGACATGTCTAGCCGTACCGCTGTATCTTGAGGATATAGGGGAAGGCAAAGTGCGGGACACAGACTTTTCTACTGCCACATACGCTCTTTTTGATTTGATGGATGGCATTAACACAGGGCTGGAACCTGGGTTCTTTCGTTTCGGTGAAGGAGGTTTGGCCCTCCATCCGCTGTACTTCAACAAACTTGGAGTCACGGCGTTGTATATACATATAGACACTCTTTTGACAGACAAAAATAACATGATACTTGCACGTATCAGCAGGATACAGTACGGACCAACACTCTTTCCTTACGGGCCTTGCACTGCTTGGGATATCATGCATTACCTTCTTTACATCACGAGCAGGTCTCACCACAAAAATTCATACAAGGAAAGACGCCACAACGTCACCTCTATGTTCGAGGGTCTGCTTGACCCGCCAACCCACAGGATATCTGCTAATCACTTAAGGCATTGTACCGTCGCAGAGCTGAGGTCAATAGGCTTAGCATATTTTGAGCAGAATTGTGACTTCATATTGAACTGTCTTGACAGGTTAATCGGTGTGGGGTGTAACGAGTCAATGATATGCGGGCTCTTGCTATGGGCTGCGTCAGTTCCTGACCCTATTAAGAGTTTGGTGGCTTCGAGCGCAATCTGGACATGGAAGTATGACAGCGAAACACATTTCGTGAATACTTTGAAATCTAAATTCACCAGCCGGCTGAAGGCCTTACAGAATCTCATAGACGTAGACTTGACACCGTTGTTCGAGCTTGAAGTTTTGGTGAACAGGGGACCCGGACAGGTGGACTGGTCAGCTGAGAGGTTACATAGGACTCGACCTACGACAGCGGACATATCACCGACATTCACTTATAATACGGCAGTAGGTCTGTTCAACAAAGCACGAGCGCAGAGGGTTAGAGTAAATAAGCTGACGTGGGAACAGTTTTGGGCTCGCAGGTGGCAACACACACCAGTAGGCGCAATCCACTCTCAGTACGAGGAGGATGGCGTTTACTTAGCCAAACAACGTGAACTAAGAACAAAGTTGTACACGGCTTGTGCTATGCCTGATGACATGCATGTGAGATTGCGATCCAGAAAACCAGAGATGTTAGCCTGGCCGTCAACAAAGTACGAATGGGGTAAGCAAAGGGCTATATACGGTGTAGACTTTACCAACTTTGTCCACAGTACATTCGCATTCGGGGACATGGAAGAAGTGCTCAGCAAAGTGTTCCCTATAGGCAGTTCTGCGAGACCAGAGGCAGTCAAAAACACGATCTCAGAAATTTCTAGGGATGGGATACCATTTTGTTTTGATTTCGAAGATTTCAACTCTCAGCACACGATATCGAACATGCAAATGGTGATGTTGGCGTATAAGAACGTGTTTTCTGACGTCTTGACTCACGAACAGTTGGCTTCTATAGATTGGGTCATACAGTCTGTAAACGAGATGAAGATAAAGTGCCCTGA